CTGTACATCGAACAGATTTAATTTAACTTCTCTCATCTTCATATAGATTTCCTTTCCCGACGGCTGATACCGTCATCTTTCTATTTTCTTATCGTTTTTCTTATCGTTTCTGCCTGCCGCAAAAACTTTTCCCCGTGCGGCTGCGGCTTTTTTTATTCCCGCCTGCCCTCCCGTTGCAGTCTTCATATCTCACCCCCTTCTTCATCATTCATAAACGATCAAAGCACCACTCTTTCCCCTCTCTCCGTCCGTCTGATAAGCTCCTTCCGCTCATTTTTAGACAGGCTTTTCTCGCTTTTCGTAACCTCTCCCGCAGGTGACAGCGCACCTTCCTTCATTCTGCCGCTTTTACAGAACGCACCGCTTCTCATAAGCTCAGATGCCGCATATTCCATTGCGGCGGTAAAAAGCTCGTCCTTATGCACGATAAGATAAGCCTCCTCAAGTCCCACGCCCTTATAGCACAGCGAAAAGAATCTTCTGTCGCTCATTTCTTTAGCAAGGTCAAACTGAGGATATGTCTGTTTCACCTCCTTGCTTTCCTTTTGCCACCGCTCCAGCCTGTACTCCATATCGTTTCTTCTGCACCGCTCGAAATTTCTCTCGGATACTGCATTTTCTATTCCGTCATAGTCGCATTTATCCGCTCCGCAAAACTGCGCCACAAGGCTCAATATCCGTTCTGCCCTTGCCGCCTTCTCACGCTTTGACTTAAGCACTGCCTGCCTGAAAAGCTCCGCCTTATCCTCGTTTTGCTCTCCCTCGGCTTTATCCGGTTTATTGTTTTCGCTCAGGCTTTCATCACTCTTTTGTACCTTTGCTTCTTCACTTGTTTCAGCATTTTCCGCCGCCTGCACATTCTCTGTCGCTTCCATATTTACCCCTCACTTCTGCAGCAGGATACATATTCCGGATAGTTTTCCTCCAGCATATCAAACCCCTTGCATATCCCGTCAACCGCCGTGTTCAGCCCGTCGTCGTCCGTCACATAGCTTATGACCGCCTGACCGCTTCTCAGCGTAACATCAATAATATCGGTATCCCCCGTGTCCTCGCTGTCAAAAACATTCTGCGCTATCGTCTGCGCAAGCGTTGTCATCGCCGCACATACAAGCGTAGCCTCTGTCGATCCGCTGTTTTCGTTCGCACAGTGTCCCGTGATATAAATATCCCTGCCAAGACCCGACTTGTCTATTCTTACTCTTGTCATATCTTCACCTCGTTCATTCCTGCGTTATCCCTTATTACACGCTCAATTTCTTCTTTTCCCTCAAAGTCCATCATTGCAAGACAGCCCAGTGCCTGCACCGCCGTTTCCGGATTGAAAAATCCAAGCTGAAAAAGCTGCTTTGCAAGTTCATTCTGTGAAGCTTTGGAAAACGGCGATTTCTTCGATGCCGTACATACTATATCAAAGACAGGCTTCTTCGTCCCAAGCTGTACCCCGAAAAGCTCCCTGCTCTGCTCCTTTATGGCAGAGTTGTCAAAAGCGTCATATCCCCCGGTTATCCTGAAGCTCCTCGGCGTATCATAAAACTGCCTTATCAACTCTATTATCAGATAGCACACCTGCTGGAACGCAAAATACGTTCCCTTTATCATATCCCTCGACAGCTTGCTTCCTGCCTCCTGTAAAGCCGCAATGGCGCTTGCCGCCGTAACGCCGTTTGAAACAGACCCCTGAGAAAAATCCCTGTTTCCGCTCGTTTCCTTCAGTTCGTCTATTTTAAAACTCAGTGCATTCATCACCGAGCTGTCAAGCGGCTCTGCCTTAATT